TCGTTGTTAAAAAATGCTTTGTATATACCAAACCCTGATAGTAATACTAAAATTACTAAGATTGATATACCAAACGTGAAGTTTGGATTTGCAGTGTAATGTGGTATAAGAGCATTACATTTAGTCCATGTACCTGGTAATGTATATACAGGTGGGCAAGATAGAAAAATCATAGTTTACGATAACCAATTCGGTTTACGGGATTCGTCACGAAGATAATTAGATGCAACCCAAGGTTTGCTGCTAATGTAATTCTTGTAAGCAGTAAAAGTGTCAATGCTTGTGTCATATTTAAACTCATCAGGCATTGCCCTAGTAAATGATGTAGGTGGTGGACAATCTGGAAATATAATATCAGCACATTCTATAGTATACTGACAACTATGTGTCTTACCATATCTGTGTGTATATTCTGCACATAAAGCAAGTCCGTGGTCAATCAACCAACGGAAGTTTGTTTGTGCCCAAATTGTACAAGGGTGGTTACGAAATGCACCCTTCTCTGTTTTGTATGGTGCACCATCTAATTTAGGTAGAACACCAAAACCATGACCCCACTTTTCTGATGCTACAATAGAAAGCATTTGACATGTTTCTAATGGCATCTTGACAATGTGTTTGTCAGGTAGAACCTGTGCAGATTTCACAGGATCTGGGTCGGTCACAAAAATATTCATAATGATATTCTAGCACTGTTGCTAGTCAAAGTCAATGCCGACTTCATCAGATATGTCTCTATCCAAATCTGGAAGATGTGGTTCAACCCAATGATCTTTATTGTCTATACCAGCAGCATCAACATATCTCATTATATGCTGATCTACTTGCCTAAAGATATCATGTAAGTTTAAATCCATTCTTATATCATGTGCAATCTCAGCAACCTGTTTCTCTGTTAAACAGTGGTCAGGATGTAGTAGATCACAACAAGGAATTCTTTTTTCTATCAACTCGTTTAAGTTGATTCTGATTTCGTAATCTTGGTATACTGGCATAATATTAAGGTACTTATTTTATGTATTAGAGAATGAGTTCTAACCCATTTAGTATATCAGTAGCAGTTATACTTTTCTTTGATGGTAATATATTAGATGCTAAAATTGTATAATCTCCTTTTTCAAATTTAACTTTTGCTGAAGGTGACTTTTCAGTAAAATATATACGTTTTTCCACAGTGTTCCAATCAGTATATCCAAGAGTCATATTCTCAGTATCAACTAGGAACATATAATCAAAAGTTTGTTCTACTACTTTATTTTCACTTTGAAAATTTTTAAGAGTAATAGTTTTAGTTGAACCATTCTTGTTAAACAATCTAAGTGATCCTTTCATTTCATAGTTAGTTTCATCTTCACCAATAAAATCAACACCATCCTTATGATCTCCAACATATCTAACTTGTCCATCACTCCACTTAGCAAATGATTTCTCTTGTAAATATGTTCTAAAAGTTTTAAAGGTGTTTGATTTCATTTCTTTAGTATTAGTTGCATTAACACAACCAAAGAACTCTTCAAGGTTTACACGTGAGATATCAATCATCTGTAGGCTCCAATTCTTCAATAGCATCTACTGGTACTTCATGACCATCTATACTATACCAATGTTGTGGTACACCGATGCTATCTTTTCTTACACCTAAGTATTTTAATGTGTCATCATTGAATGTATGCTCACGTAACATTGCTTGTAATTGCCAATGTATTAGTTCTTGTCTACTAACTCTCATTTAAATTCACACTCCAACATAATTTCAGTTAATGCTGCTAAGAGATTAATTTCTTGGTCAGCAACAAATGCTGATTGATATTGATACTTAGCAATAATCAATACCGCTTGAGGTATAGTTACAGGTACTAGGTAAGTATATAAGCTATCATAGATTGATCTAAAGATATGAGATGGTTCATTATCTAAATTAGAAGATACCCATTTCTTCACTGTAGTAAATTCATTCTTCTTAAGTGAATCAGTTAGTTCTTTAAATTTAACTTCATTCAAACTTGATAATATACCACTATCAATTACACCACCAACAGCATAACGTTGACATTCATTAAGTGTTCTTCTCCAATCAGGAAAGAACTTAAGTATTAACTGTGGTAATACCTTCTCATCAAAATCAACACTTTCATTATTTAAAATATATTTTAAACGTTCAAAGAATTGAGATGCTACCATCTTCTTATCAACAGAAGGTATTGTGAAATCAATTACAGTACATCTAGAATGTAATGGTTCTAGAATCTTATTCTTATAGTTACATGTGAATATAAATCTACAGTTACCATGAAACTTTTCTATGTTTGCCCTTAATGCAAGTTGTACATCTGTGCTAGTGTTATCTGCTTCATCTACTATAACAACTTTATGTTGTGAATCAGAAGACAAAGATACAGTAGAAGCAAAGTTAGCAACCTTATTTCTAACTGTGTCAAGATAACGTCCTTCGTCAGAACCATTAATGATAATGTAATCAACTTTTAGTTCTTCACATAATGCTCTGGCAACAGTTGTTTTACCAACACCTGCTGTACCATGTAAAAGCATATTAGATATTTGACCTGTAGCAAGAAACGCTTTAAATTGATTCTTGATAGAATTAGGTAAAATACAATCTTCAATTTTCTTTGGTCGATATTTTTCGACCCATACAAAATCAGTCATTGTTAATAATATAAGTGGGTGGTGTGTGATGATCGTTCCAATGACGAATATTGCCACCAACAATAAAACAGTTAGTAATTACTAACTGAAGGAAAATAAAGGTTCTTATCATTGCAATGTAATCTGCTTCTCTATTAGATTTACCAGATTTGTCACCTAGTGCCTTCGCCCATATTCTCCAAATTTTCTTCACGTTTTAAACTCTCCCTTTTCATAATCAAAATTAGGATGAGGTTGAGCAGGAACCCAAGGATTCTTGGATTCATTTTTAATGACGATGAATCTATCAGCAGCAAAAGTACCTGCTAAACTGATTCTAATGTCATCACCATCTTGCCAGTTAATAGTACCATCTTTTTTAGTATGGTTCATTAACTCTTGGATCTCTTCGATCATTTCCTGAGTGAGTTTCACTTTTTAAACACTCCTAACTTAGATAAAAGATAGAGTGCTAGTATTGTCCAGAAGACAACTTCTAATCCTACGTTGTTCATTATCCAAATGTAGAATCAGGTTCTAGTGCTATGTAATATTCTAACTTCAAAGAATTATTACAGAAACGAGCAACTCTTTCACTAATCTCAACATCATATGTACCTGGTATTATCTTTATGTTTTCTATTTTAAAATTAAATTTAAATGGTACTTCAGATTGACCAACCTCATAAGATACTGCATTAGAAGTATCGTTCTCTTTATCCTTAACAACTAAATTAACTTCACCACCTTCAGATTCTAAACACAAATCAGGTAACTGATATACACGTGCACCTTTCATCAAATGTGATAGTGTTTCATTAGTAAACTGAAAACTAAATTGATGTTCTGGTAATTGTATATCTTTCTCTGGTGGTTTAGTAATTACATCAGGATCAGCAAAGAAATACTTGACTTTAGATCTACCATTTTTGATAGTCATGTATGACGTATTATCAAAATTGATAGAAGGATTACTGAATAAAGAAACTCCACCTAAGAATTGCCCTAAATCATATATGGCAAAAGGCATAGGAAAATCTTCATTGATCTCTGCCTTAGCAAAGATGTTGTTAGTCACAGAGATAGTACTAATAGTACTACCACCTTTAAAATAAATTGAGTTGTTTACTGATTGAAAGTTCTTGAGGATTTCTTTTGTTTCTTCAGATAGTTGCATAATTAAGGCATAGTGTGATCAATATTACCACTAGTCATGGATGGTTGTCCGTAGTGGTTGTCAAAGTGTAATAGTAGCATAGCATAGTGTATGACTTTTAGCAAGTCTGTTTTGTTTCTACCATCTTTGCTACCATAACGACTTCCATACTTAAGTATGTTTGCCTGACAAAACTGTGCTGCAATATCTCTTGCTGCCATTAAGTCAATCGTTTGTACTTTACGAAATTCGTGTTTCGTTCCAGTATAATGTCCGTTATATGTTCTTGAAACATATTCTTCAATATCTTTTAGAATTTCTTCTTCATGATACTTGTATTGATTATTTCTTTGTGGTTCGTAATCCATTTTTTCTAATTGTTCTTGATGATACTCTTGTGTCCACCCATCGTTATATGGTGAGTTAGCATTTGTAAAATGATGCATATACATGTCATCTATGTCTGCCATATTATAATCAGCAGAAGCACCATTAGTTAGATCGATTTCATAATCAAGATCGTCAAAATCATATGCAGTATT